CCTTCCATACTGCCTCAGCAAGTGCTTGCTGTCCGAGTACGTAGGTGTTGTAAACACGTGCCTTTGGAGTAACTGTAAGTGTGTTTGTTCCAACAGTTCCTGAGTTAGCGACAGACACTGTGAATGTTGTGTTTGTAGCGCCAACTTCAATTGCTGTAATCAAAGCACCTGAACCTACGTTAGTACCTGAGATAGCATCTCCGACCTCAGCAAGACCACCGAAAGCAGCGTTTGCTGCTACGATAGTGAATGCACCTGAAACACCGCTTACTGCAGGAGCAGTAGCAAGTGCTGTTAGAGCAGCACCTGAGATAGTGTTGGTCATGCGTGGTGTCTCGATGAAACGGACACCTTCCCATGCGCCGAGTTCACCAGCAAGAAGTGGACCAACATTCTGGTACTCATGTGGTGTACGCCAGATGTTGTTACCTGTCTCTGTACGAAGGTCGTGTGAGATTTCTGGATGGATGTATGAAACATACATTCCGCCACGTGGAACAACGTTTGAAGCGCGCAACTTTGTTACAGCGTAACGTACGTCGCGTCCCTTAAATGTATCTGATGCTACGATTGTTGACTTAGCAGCAGTTGTTGAAAGTGCACCAGCGGATTCGCGGATGACGTTTGTACCTGCATCTAGGATAGCGGCAATACCGTTATCTAGTGTGGTTGCCATGTTGAACGCAACTGCGTTTGCAATCCATGGGTCAACATCAGCAAGTGACATAAGTGACAACTTGCGTGTTGGAAGCACTACGCGACCTAGTTCTGTCTGTGCGACATCTAGTGTTGTAGTTGCTGGAAGTGCTACTGCATCTGGGTCAACAGTTTCAGATAGTGTTGCACCAGCAATTGTGGTGTCAGCAATATCGTTGTGGAACTGGAAACGGATTGAAGAACCGTCGTGGGTTGGGTTTCCAATTTTCTTGTCCGCGATAGCACGGAACTGTGGCACTGAACGAAGGTTGAGTTCAATCAACTTATCGTAAGCCATAGTTACAAGATTGGAACCTAAACCAGAGGTTGAAGTTGTGAAGGTATCTGCCATTTGGAAAGATACTCCTTTTCTGATTGGTTAGTGTGCGGTTTTTTACTGACCGCTGAGGATTGATAAGATTTCTTCTTCGCTTGATGCTCCCGCGATGCGGTTCATCAGGTCGTCAGAAGATGCGGATGTCTCTGCTCCAGTGAGCACAGCGTCCATCTTTCGCAATGAATTGATATCCTCTTGGTTAACGGCTGACGACTTTTCAGTTGGTGTGTATCCGAAGACATCACCATTGTTGTCCAGCCATGCGCTAATAGCATCTTCAGATGCCTCGATATCAGATGGAATAAACTGTGCAATCTTTTGATTGACACCCTTGGACGCAAGTACGTCCTTTAAAATCCGCTCTTTTTGGGCTTTGGTGAGTTCACCATATGAAGTTTCCAAATCCTTGTTCTTACGCTGCTCGGCTTTAAGTGCCTTACGTAGTTTCTTAACGAGGTCTGTATCAGACTCAAATCCACCTGTAGTGGTATCTTCGTCTTCTTCATCTTCCCAGTAGTTGTCGCGGTTATCGCTCATGCGATTGTCTCCCTTATTAGTAGTTGTCGCACACCTCAATTCAGACGGGGAATCTGTCTTGGCTTGTACTCTCGGTCTTGTACGCCCTCTGGGGCCGATAGGTCCAGAGGGGATTCTTTATACCATTCTGCTGGTTAGTGAGCCAGAGGTAAGTCCGGCTGTGCCTTGGAAGGCTCTCTTATTTTGTTCTTCAAGTATCTTGCGTCGTTCAGATGCAGTCCCTTGGAACTCTTCTGCGACTAGACTTTGCTGGATACTTTCAGTCAGTGCTTGGTTACTTGCTACTGTACCGCCAGCCTTTTGATAAATACCTGCATACTTAACAAGTGGGTTAATTGTCTGAGCAATATTCTCAAAGCCAGTAGAAGCAAGTTGAGAAATAGCCGCTTCTGTATAACCCTTAGCAGTTAAATCAGCAGCAATCTTCTTAAAGTCTGCAAGTGGTGCAGCGCCTGTCTGTATGTTGCCACGGCGGATAGCCTCAGCAACGAATGCTCCAGTATTACGATTAATCTCAAACTGTTCTTTACCAAGTTTAGAATCCATAAAGAAGTCTTGTAATCCTGTAGCATCTTTGATGTATCCAAGTTTAATAAATGCTGCTGTCTTATTAGGGTCTGCTGTAATACCAGCAAGACGCGCTTCATTAGCGCGCTTATCTAGGTCTTCAACAGAGACATTGTTTTTAACATACTCTTTAATGGAATCAACAGCAAGATACTTATCGCTAAACCCATATTTTGATTTTAAGCCTTTGTATCCTTCTACGGCGTTGAATATCTCGCCAGCAGTTTTAGGCATAGGTAGTCCCTCATTGAGATAGCCATATTCTGTATAGAAAGGAGATGTAATCTTTGTCCCATTTTTAAGAGTATAATCTTTAGTATTTAGGAATACTTCAATTGCATTGTCATAGTCTAGGTTATCTTTAAGAAGTGAATTAAGATAACTAGCAGATGAATCAACAATGTTTGATGAGAATCCTTGAGCCTTGAGAAGAGCCTTAAGAACGTCTACGCTTGTAGAAGGCTTACCAGGAGTATCTGTTGTGTTTGCACCAGTACCTGTACCAGTGCCTGTACCAGCGCCGGTAGTTCCGCCACCAGGCGTACCAGTGGAGTACAGTCTCCATGAACCACCACTAACATCTGAAATAAATTTATAAACGAATCCTGCAGGTGCTTGCCCTGGAGGTCCTGCAGCCTGTGTTGCAGCATTCTGCTGAACACGAGTGAGTGGCTTTTCAGCCTTTGCAGTGCCGTCTGGATTAAGACCCTGTGCTACATATGAATCTGATAGCGTTTGCTTCATGCTCTCAATAAGAGAATTTGCTTTTGCAATAGCACTTGCTGTTGAAGTTGTAGATGTAGGTTTAGCAGCAGGTGATGTTTTAACAGGAGTTGGCGTTGGGGTAGCCTTTGGCGTTGCAGCCTTGGTAGGTTTTACAACTGTACCGAATTCGTCTTTTGGTGCAATAGCCATGATTACCTCAGCGCATTCTTAAGTGTTTGAGCCATATTGACTGCTGTGTTAATTGCTGTAGATGTACTGTCATAGCGAGTATCATTTACCACTAAATCATTTAGTTCAAAATCATTTGGCAGTCTGTAGTTTCCCTTTTCGTCTTTAAAGTTAAGAACCTTTATAGCCAATGGGTCTTTAGTATCGATTGTTCTTTCAAGTGCATTACCGATAGACTTTAATACAGGGTCAATGTACTTGCTTGCATTTTCACCAGGTTGTAGAGAACCCTGGATAGACATGAAGCGTCCAGCAGCCTTCTTCTGTAAATCTCCTACATACTGGTTAAACATTTCCTTCTGAACTTCTTCATCAGGGCTTGACAGGATGTTCTTGATTACAGGAGATACGCTAGCAAAATCTGGTTCAGGTTCGTAGTTGCCCTTGTGGTATGAAGCAATAGTGTCATAGATAGTCTTGGCAGTTCCGCCAATGTCTTCAACATTAAACTGAGCCTCTGGAAAGTTTTCAACTAGGAAGTCAGCAAGGAACTTAGTCTGCTCTTCTGTAGTAAATCCCTCACCCATAGCAATTGTAGGGCTAGTAACTTTAGTGTTTGTAAGTTTAACTCCATCTTTGGTAAGAATCTTGGAGTAAACTTTTTGACCAATCTTGTCAACCTTTTGCTTGCCTGTAGCCTTGTCAATTACTGGCTTACTCTTGGTATCGTAACGATAACCCTTTTCAGTCTTAGTATCTGTAGTAGTAGGCTGTAGTTGCTTCTTGCTTTCTTCATTCCATGCATCTTGGAACTTCTTGTCAAGTTCTGCTGCAGGAAACTGTCCGAAAGCCTTGAAGTATGCATCTGTGTAACCTTGACGAGCATCATTTAAATCCTTCAACTTCAAAGCAGATTGAACTTGCTTTGTATATTGAGTCGTCATATCAGGCTGTGCAATAGCCTTGCCCTTAAGCGAATCATTGTATGTAGCCAAGTAAGATAGTGGGTCTAACTGGCTAGCAATAGATGCAGAGAAAACTTTATCCATAGCAGCCAACTCATCAAGACCAACAACACCTAGTGGGGTGGTTGACTTGCTGAGTTTAGACTTACGCATCATGTCTTGGAATGCTTCAAACTCTGTCTTATATCCACCAAGTCCAGGTGATGACATAGAGCGTCGAATATCCTGGAAGGCTGCTTGCTTTGCAACAAGGTCAGTGGTTGTAACGAATCTTACAAAAGGGTTGTCAGACTGACTATAAATACCAAGTAGTTCTTGTGTGGTAGCCATTACTTAGCCTCCCTTAGTATTCCAGCAAATACCCCGTAGTACATGCGGGAGAATTCAGGATTCTGCATAATTAGTCTTTCTCCTAATGTAACGAGTTCGTTACGCATCAATATAGCAATTCCACCACCTGAGAGTTCAGCGTAGTTAGATGCCTTCTGCATGTTTAATACCTTCTTGAGTTCATCAAACTTTGCATAGAACTCTTGTGTTTCTTTAAACACAGGAGACTTCTGGAAAGCAGGGTCTTGCAAGGCAAGCCCAATGTTTGCAACTTTCTGGTCATTTACTCCTGTTACAAGAGTGTCAGAAGGGCGAGCACCGAACTGCTTATCAAGAACAGCAATCTGTTCGTTGTACCAGTAGTCTGTATATCCACCAGCAATTTGCTTTTCAGCAATCTGGCTCTTAAGCATCGCATAAACCATGCCCTCAGACTCTTGTGCAATTTCTGATGTGCTCAATGCGCGTCGAGCACCGCTTCTCTTCTGCCAGTTGTAATACTTGAGAGAGTATTCCCCACCAGGGAAGAAGTATGGAATAACATCTCCAGTAGGAGTTGCATACTTATCTGCAATATCTGGATTATTGTTTAAGAATGTCCAGGCATCTGCAGAACCTGATGTTCCAGGTGTACTTCCGCTTACTGCAACAAGAATGTTATTGATACCGAACTTATCAGCAAATTCAACTACTGCTGCGTTGCGGTCTCCAGGATGTCTTTCGTTGGTGTTCTTCCACTCTTTGTAGAGCATGCTCATCGTCATAAAGTTCTGCTTATTATTAGGGTTCTTAACCTTAGCAAGAACTTCCTGAATAGGTGTTGCAGGTGAAATTGACTGGAAGACTGCTCCCCAGATGTTCATATTTTTTGCAAGACGTTCAGCATCATTAAACAACTTAACGCGTGAAGCATCTGTTGCAAATGGATTGTCGCCATACTGACCGGTAGAGGCTAGATATGAAGCCCAGTCTTTAACTCCACGCTGTGTAGAAGCATCATCGCCAAGAATGGCTGCTGATGTCTTTTTAAACCAAGCAGGAAAAATAATATCCTGGAGTGCCTTTGGTTGACCAAACGGCGTAAGGATATCTCTAATAAAGTCATCTGCTGGACCAAATGCACTAGCACGACCAGATATTTGGTACGCTGCAACCATAGCAGGTCCCATTCCAGGTGCTACTGGGTTAAGAGAACCAAATGCAAGGTTGAGAGACTCAACAGGTGTTGTAATCTGCAAAGCGTCTTTCATGTTAATGTTCTTACCGGCAATTGCTCCAATTAAAGAGCCAGCAAGAGGCATCTTAAACTTAATCTGTTCTTGACCCTCATCTTTGTAAAGGAATCCCTGCTGGTCATCATATGTCATACCAGAGACATCATAGATAACGTTTGAGCCTTCTTTAGTCAAAGCGTCAAATGCTTTACCAGCCTTGTAGATAGGAACTGGGTTAGACCATGTAAGTTCTGCCCACTTACCAAGTGTATTGTAGTGAGCCTGTGCGAATGGTGCTACAAGACGAGCAGCGTTTGCCCACTGCTTCTGCTTTGCAGCATCATAGAAAAGGTCTTTAACGTATGAAGCGGCTCTTTCGCCAGCCATTGAATCAAGAGTCTTAATTGATACGCCACCTTGGTGTACGTAATTAGGGTTAGCCTCACGCTTTTTAATAGTGTTAGTAATGGCTTTAAGTGTTCTAGGAGTACGGCCAATAATCTTTTTTCCACCCTTAGAGGTTGGAGCAAGTGCTTTATTGGCAGCAGGAAGAAGTTTTCTTAAGTCTTCTGTGCTAAGCATATCTGCGTATCCTGCAACGAAGTCCCAGTAGGAAGCATCGAATTCAGGACCAAAGTTATACTTGCTTTCTCTTACTGCAGCCCAGTTAAAGAACATATCAGTTACTTGCTTAGCCTTGCTACTTATTCCTTCGCCAACATACTTTTCAGTCATGTTTTTGACAATAGAACCAGTTAATTCTTCTGGCTTAATCAATGCAGCAATTTGACGTTCAAATACCTTTTCTGCTGCAAGAACGCCTTCTGTTGTTAGTCCCTTTTGGCGATAAGGAGTTTTAATTAACACTGGCTTACCGCTAGGCGTTGTTGTTCTAACTTGACCATCACGAATGAGGTCCATAAGTAGGTTACGCTTAGAACCTTGTCCACCAAGAAGTTCTAATTGACCTGCAACGCTGTCTGCTTGTTTAGAATCAAAGAGCCAAATACGAATGTTTTCTTTATTCATATTGTCTGCAACTACACCAGGACCAGTTTCCTTAAAAGGATTCTTAAGGAGAACTTGACGCATTCCTTCGTTGTTATCAAAGATTGCTGATGCAAATTCTTTTAACTTGTTTCCTGGTTCGTCAAATGTAGCAATAAGATTATCAATGTATTCAATCTCTGCATCTGGGCGTCCAAGTGACATAACTCTAATTACATCTGGCATGAACTTATCTGATGAGAAGTTATTGAGAGTCCAAGCAAGTCCCTGCAAGAAGTCAGGGTGCTCAGAAGTCACATCTTCGTAAGCCTTAAAGAGTGTTCCCTTACGGGCTTCTGCTCCGTAGTCACCGCGAGATGTACCACGCATAAGAGACATACGTGCAATAATTGAGTCAGATAGTTCTACTTCTGCATCTGTAGTCTTCATAGCCTGACCTAGAGCATTAACGCCATACTTAGAACGCTTAGCAAGCATCTTCTGGACAGCATTACCTTGTGGGTCTGACATCATCATGGAAATAAAACCTATAGGGTTATTAAATAGGCTGTTATGTCCTGAAAAGAACTGACGCATTTGCATTTCTGCAATGTTGCGGAATACATAAGATAGACGAAGAACTAACTGGGCTGTACGCCATAAGTCGCCTGCTTCTTCAATAAGAATTTTTGCAGAACGTGTCTGTCCAAATAAAGGCAAGTTAGTCTTATATCCGACAATTGCCTCGTTTATTGCACGTGAGTCTGGAAGATTAAGAACGTCTTTAACTAACTGTGACTCAAGAATTCCTTTTTCAAGGCGGATAGGCGGAACGCCTTCTCCAACAATTAAACCAGAACCCTTGTTACCAATGGCGTTGCCAAGCGAGTAAGAAGATATAATTGCTTCTTCTTTTCCGTTAATACGAGTTACATTACGAAGTTTTAGGATTTCGTCTTCGGTAAGGTTAAGTGCCTTACCGACTTCTGTTACGATATCACCAATTCCGTTGCTAACTGCAGCAGCGCGTTCAGCATTTGTAGTAGCAGCAAATACAGCACGTTGTGTCTTCTCAATAATTGACTCTTGAGTTCCCTTAAGAAGAATCTTCCCAAACTTAGATGTCAAACCAAGTGAACTAATCCAGTCCTCGACACCGTTATTAACCGCAGTAACGTCATTAAGATTCAAGGCAGTAGAGCGAATGTAAAAACGACCTAGAGCACGATTGATATTCTCTGCGTACCTAACTGCATTCATGTTAACCATAGGAACCATACGAGCAGCAGGATTGGTAGCAATCTTAACACCAGCAGATAGAGACTCTTTAATCTTAAGAGCATCTCCACCAGGTGCTAGTTCGTCAGCAAATACTTTAAATACATCATCTACTGATTCAGCCTGAGTTAGTTTTAGAATCATAGTGTCATCTAACTTGCGACCAAATAAACGGCGCAGTCTAACTGGGTCTGTTTCTTTAGCAATCAGTTCAGCAACAGGCTGGAATTGACGACCAAGCATCCACTTAAGTCCCTTTTCAACACCAGGTGTATCGAGGACATTGCCCATAAAGTTATTAGTAATACCAATTTGAGCCTGAATAGACTCACGCATTACTGCATTTTCTGCAAGTTCTGCTTCAAGTTTGAGTAGATTCTTGATGCCAGCATTTCCTGGGTCTTGGATAAGTTCACGGAGCATATCTGGGTCTCCGTTTGCCTTCTCACGAAGTTGCTTGAACCATACTTCCTTATCATCTAAATCTAGTTGCTTGTTAAGCAAATCATCAAGTTCATTCTGGCGAGCAGCAATTGAAGCCTTTGTATCTTGAACTGAATCAAGTAACTTCATTATATTAGGACCAAGATTAGTTGGGTCAGCAAACTCCGCTGCAGCATTACCTACTTCTGCGCGAGTAGCAGCAAGACGTTCAGCGCGAGTGATGACTACGCCGCCTTCTTTGCCATAGATAGAACGAATATTAGTATATCCGTCTACCTTCCAAATCTTATCAACTATGTTTGTAATATTGCGCATGACGTTCCAGTTATTCAACTGTGCAACCTCACCGATAAGTGCTCCTAGTGGCTTTGCTTCCACAAGTAAATCACCCATGCTAAACAGTGAACCTACAAAACCTTCGAGGTTTGCAGCACCGTCGCGTAAACCTGCAGCAAGTCCAGAGTAAACCTTAGCGTCTGGGTCAGTAGCCTTTTTGCCTAGTTTATCAAGAGAATCTGCCAACTTTGAACGACGGACTGCTTCAGCAGCACGTGTAGCGTCATCAGAGTTCATAAAATTGTCAGCAAGGTCTAAAAGTTTTAGTTTTTTAGCGTCGTTAGCAGTTACAATATACTCATCTAGCCCGTGTGCACCAACGCTAATTTTGCCATACTCTGGAATCTCATCCATGATGAAGTGTCCATCAAAGAATCCACCTGTATTCTTCATGTCAGCAGTGAGCAAGTCCATAGCCTGGGTTAATTCTCCAGTTTGAGTCTTTGGATTTGCTACAAACCACTCAGCAATATTCTTATTAGAAAGAGTTCTTTTTACTTCGCTAGTTTCAGGGTAATTAGCCCAGCGTAGCCACTTATCTGATTCAAAGTTAAGAAGTTTCTTAGCAGTATCAACCTGACGATTAATAAGTTTTTGTTCTGTAGCAATAATCTCTTGCTCTTTAGCCTTGTACTGGTTGCCAAGTCTCTTGTACTGACTAGAAATTTTCTTAGTAATTTTATCGCGTGTAATGTCACCTGATTTTTCAAGGTCATCAATTGCTTCTTTAGCGATATTATCAAAATATGAACTCGTGTAAGGTGTAACTTCTTTGCTAATCTTACTAAGTTGCTTACCCTGTGTAACAATTTTGCCTACAGCGCCAGGTCCAAACCATGTTGATGGGTCTGCAGCCACGTTAAGGGTTGCATCTACGACTCCTGATAGCACACTATAAGCATTACTGTTAGGATTCATGCCTACACCATTAAAAATACCGCGTCCAAGTGTGAATGACTTGCCGTTGATAAGACCAAACTGAGCCATTTCTTTGGCTTGTGCTTTGCCAACCTTAGTTTCAGGTGATACAAAGAAGCCAGAACCCATTCCATCGTTTTTGTTACGAAGAATTTGACCTAGTTGTGTGCTTTCGCCAAGAAGTCCTTGTTGTATATCTCTAAGTGTCTGCATGCCAGCACCTTTTTCATTGCGAGCAATTGCTGTTATGTCACGACCAAGTGTTGTAGCCATATCGTAAGGTGAACGAAGACCAGCAAATAGCAAGCGAGTAGTACCCTTGAATGGGTCATATACGCCTTCTTTGAATGCAGCCTCAATAGAACCAAGAATTCCACGCTTAGGCTTTACGCTACTCTTAATGTTATCCATCTTAAGGGCATCATTTTTAAGAGCAGCAAGTCCATCAACAGCAGTAATCTTACCAAGACCAGGAGTATCAGCATTAAGTCCTTGTTTTACCATAGACATAACAAGGTCGTTACTCATACCCGGATACTTTTTAAGGATACCGTTAAAGTTATCTAACTCATCGCCACGCAAAGATGCAGTCTGCATGTCTAGCATGCGCTGCAAAGGTGTCTTGGTCTGGGCTAAATAGCCCTTAATGGCTGCATTGACATCAGCCATTTATGATTCCATTTCGTTGAATGCTTCTACCATCATTAGTAGTTGACGAGATGTAGGATTTGCCTGTAGCAAAGCACGAGCAAGAAGAGAACTCTGGTCTGGTGCATCTACTGGTGTCTGTAGAACTGAATCATCAGCACCGGGACCACCCTTTGCTCCTTGTGAAATAGGAACATTAGGATTACCAGGAGCAAAAACATTTGTTGTACGAACAGTAGGGGTAACATTTTCTGAAACAGGAGCCATTGGCAAACTGCCAGCAACTTCTGTAGAAGCACCTTGTGCAAGATTTGTTAGATTAGAACGCTCAGTATATGCCCCACCAGGAGCATTTTGAATCTTTGCATCATTAACTACTTTTTGTACACGAGCACTAAGATTTTTGTCAGTACGCTTGGAGTCTGGTCCAACTCCTGAAACAACTTCTGCCATTTTTAGTCCTCGTCTTCGTCCATGTATCTTGAAATATCTTTATCTGTTGGGAGTTTCCATTCAACCCAATCAGGATATGAATCTTTGTCTGTAACAAGCGCTAGCGCTATGTCGTGTTTAAATCCTGCTCTTAGCAGCGAGGTGTAGAACTCGTTAAGCCAGATACAGTACATTTCCAAACGATTGTATTCGTTGGTATCTACTGTTACTACGCGCTTTTTGCGAGTTGCCACTTTAGCCTCCTAAGCCTGCTAACATTGTTGCTAAATCTGCTGGTGCTCCCTGTTGTTGAGGGGCTCCGCCAGAAGGTTGTCCAGGAGCCGCTGGGGACAGGGGCGCTTGCTCAACTGGGCCTTGTGTGCCTGGCGGAGCCATCTCTGGCTGCATCGGTTGTTCAGGTTCTTCAACCTTAAACACTGCCAACGCAGCAGCCTCGATACTATCCCCTTTACGGCGACGTTCAATAACGTCTGCAATATTCTGGATTAGTTTAGATGGGTCTTGACCTTGTGCGGCCATAGCAGGAATTGCTTGCGCACTTGCAGTGATTGCTGCAGTTAGGTTCTCGCGCATCTGTTCGATTTCAATTCGTTGTTCTTCCATAGTAACGTTAACGCTCCATGGTAATTCACGACGAATGAAATCTTTTGATACTAGGTTTGCACCTAGCGCTTGGAGAGAGAAAATCAGGGCGCGAGAAGGGTCTAATCCAGCCATCAAGCCATATCGGACTTCTACCGAAGTATCGCCCTTAATGTCCTTGCCTGGCATGTACTTTAACTCGTACGGCGTACCTTGTGCTACACCTCTGACACTCTTATCCTTGTTGAAAAGGAGTTCATCCATTTCAAAACACAACTTGATGACATCTTCTAATATCTCAGCAAGAACTGTTTGACCAGCCTTAATCTGAGAATCGAAGGCACCGAGAAGTGCCTGGACACCTTGACCAGTGATAACACTAGCGTCAATGTTTCCAGTTCTACCCTCAGGATATCGAGCACCAAGACGTAATTCAGATTGGAGTGCTGATTGCTCCTGAAAAGTAGCAGCAGGAATGTCCAAACGGACACGCCCGACACCATTAGGATTTGTTGTACGAATGATTGCATCAGGACCCATAGGTAGGTCGATAACATCATCAGGTACAACAAGTGGGGCTTGGATTGACTTTTCAGCCGCTTCCATAGCCAGGTTAGCAAAACGTGCACGAGCAAGTTGTACGAACATAACGTCGTCAAATTGTCCACGTGGGTTTCCATCGATAGATGGACGTTCAGCAATTAAAACTGTCATCTTGCCCATTGGGTTCTTAGCCTGTGTAAGAGCAAGGTTCTTGCGTGATGGTACATACAAGACGATTGAGTCTTTATCCATGTAGCGGATAACTTCGATGTCTGCATTTAAATTCTGGTCAAAACCAAATTGTCCAAGAATCGCGTTAGTATATTCAGGGAACTCATTTACAAGTTCACCAATGCTCTTGTTGTAGCGCTTTGCGTATGCTACTAGGCGACCAAATCGGTCACGCTCATAGTAGACACCCATAGGGTCTTCCACGCGAATACGTGGGAGTTCAGAATCCCAGTCAGCCTCAATGTGGATAGGCACGAATCCGTAGGTAAAGAACTGGTCTGCTCCTGTGTACATCTGGGTCTGTAGACGAGATGTATAAACATAGTTGTTAGCAATCATGCTGCGCTTGTCAGCAAAGGCTCTAGCACGGTCAGATGTGAC